GGCGATGTTCCCGCTGCTGTCAGCGATAGTTGTTGTCTTGCCGATGTAGGTCGTCATGTATACCACTTGCTGTAGTCAAACGATACCGGGCATGACCCGGCCGGTATCTCCGGGTAGTCGCCATCAATCGGGATCCAGATTGGTATCCCGAAATAGTCTCCACAGTGAGCGATAGCGGAGAGTTGCGGTTCATCCATACCTGTCGGCAGGAACCGGAACGATCGGTGGATCAGGTCATCGATCGGCGTTTCCTGTCCCAGGGCGGAGACGAATGCTTCGAACGAGTACGTCGAGTGGTCCGGGAAGATCAAGACGTATTTTGCAGATTCGCCTGCTTCATACCGTTCAACCAGCCGGACCGCCGGTTCGTCGTTCGCCCGGTAGTTCAACCGAATCGTAACGGGTGCCGACCGTTTCAACCCGATCCCGCTCGTCTGGCGCTTGCGTGGACCGTGTGTGGTCGTCGAGATTTCCGTTCGCTCGAAGTCGAGTCGCCCGATCGCCGAGACCGGGGCGAGCACCTCGCCCGCCGTAACGTCATACAGTATCGCACCTTTTCCTATCATAGTGTATACCACTCCTGCACCCCGAAGTATGCCCCAGAGAGACCGACGGTCTTCCCCCGCCTCTCCCGGACGGTCGAGAAGTTCAGGCTGAACTCGTGTGCCTCCCCCTCACTGGTCGCTCGCTTCCCGAGATATGCCGGGTCGTTCATTGCGGTGATCGAGAGGTATCGCGTATCGTTGATCGGCCAGTTGGCAAGGCCGTCTAACAGGTTACGGATCTCGTCAGCTGTCGCGCGGCCAGTGAGATATGCTGGGTGACGGACGAGTACCTGCACAGACGGCCGGTCGAGGATCTCTTCCGGTCCGTAGTCGTGGTACGGAGCCTGACCTCCAGTCTCGACTACTGATATGGCAGTCGAACGGTCGGGTGCGTGACCGAGGAACAGGTCGTTGCCGAGAGCGCCGATGTCGAGTGATGCCAGGTACAGGCAGATGTCGTTCCCGACGCTCACGGTTTCACCTCACCGAGGATCTTCTTCATATACTCAGCATACTCACCGGAGAGGGCGTTCACTGCGTTCTCCAGGAACTTTGCCTCTCCGACACGATACCGGGCGTCAGTTCGTTCGTGGACTGGGATGGCGTAGGCCTTCCCCTTCTCCCAGGTTGCGCCGAACTTCTCGTAGCCGACGACCTGTGCGTAGACGTCGCCGTCGAGGAGCGGTCCTTCGTTGAACACCCGGGACCGGAGTTCCCCGGTATCCACCGGACATCGGCGAGTTGACTCGGACTCGATCCTGCCGCCGAACTTCCGCATGCCATCAGCTACGGCTGCCGTCATCTTCTCTGCGTAGATTTGCAGGTTCGCGATCAGGAGATCGGTTCCTTCAATGTGCGGAGTATGCCCCATAGTCAGCTCTTCGAGTAGATCGTCTCGATCCCGCTCCGCTCTTCCCCGGTTTCCGGATCGGTCTCCGATATGATGTCCGCTATCGGGATCCTCCGGACCTCTTCGTCGCCCCGGAACAGGACGTATTCGTTGTTCTCTATCAGTATCCTGTCAGCGTCAATATCCTCGACGCCATCAATCGTTGTAATTCGCATAATCTGTTTCGTAGTCATAGTGCCTCCACCGGGTCAAACGCCACGCGCAGGAACGGATGTCGTTCTGCGATCTGGCAGTTCAGCCCGTAGGTGTCTGCGTGCTGTGCGTACCCGATCCAGGATGCTATCGACGCTCGAGGATCGCGATCAAATGTGCCGGCCTCCATCCGTTTGATGTTGCGGTAGATCCGGTGGACGTTCCGCGATCTCACTCGTCGGTGATCCCGGTATACAATGTACCCGAGGTAATCGATCCCACAATCGATCGGAGTCAAGACCTGTTTTTTCTGGTGTAACCGGAGTTTTAATGTCCGATCGAGAAACTCACCGATCGCGTCACGCCATTCCCAGAGTTGTCGCTTGTCTTCGTGGACCAAGGCGACATCGTCCATGTACCGGATATAGTGCTTGATCCGGAGGTCGTGTTTTGCGAACATATCGAGCTCGTGTAAGTAGATGTTCGCAAACACCTGTGATGTCAGGTTGCCAAGCGGGATGCCCACTCCGGGCGAATCCTCATAACTCTCGACGATCTGCCGGATCAGGCGCATGAATCGGCGGTCGCGGATCCGTTTTGCGACCAACCCGATCAGGATCTCGTGGTCAATGCTCGCAAAATAGGATTTCACATCCAATTGCAGGACGTACCCCGATCCAGTCGGATACCTGCGCATGAACTGTTGCATCCTATCGGCCGCTGCGTGCGTTCCTTTCCCGGCCCGGCAGGCGAACGAACCAAACGGGAACGTCGGATCCCAGATCCGGATTAAGAGTGTCGACACTGCGTGGTGGACAACCCGGTCCCGGAACGGCGGTGCGTTGATCAACCGGCGTTTTGGGTCCTCGACGAAGAATCTAGAGTACTTGCCCGGTTGCCATCGCTCGGAGGTCAACTCTTCACGGAGCGAGATCAGGTTCTGTTCGAGGTTGCGCTCGAATTCGGTGACATAGTCTTTATCTCGTTTCCCCTTCTTGCAGAGCAAAAATGCTCGATGGAGAGCCGGGAACGTACAAATCTGAGGATATAGGCCCGTATACGTCTTCATGGGAGTGTTGTGGACGGGGAGGGGTCGGGTCGTCGCCCTACTACCTCCCCGGAGCCTTTTTTGTATTCCGCTCGTCGAGCGCCGAGGTTTATTCCGGGTGATGTACTGTCGATCTGATAGATTAAACGCAACCGTAG